TATTGCCGGAACTGAGACATTGACATCGTCTTCAGTGGGTGCCAAGTCAAACAGGTCTTCTAATTTTCTGGTCATACCATATTTAGTGAGCAGTTTTGGTTGTGCCAACGTTCTAGGTTCGATTTGCCACCTACTATTTTACCGCAGTTATAACAAGTGAACTTTGGCTTCAATATTCCAATTTGTGCTTCACTTTTCTTTTGATTCCATTCTGGCTTTTGAATCACGCCAAAGTTTGGATTCTTTAGGCCGCGCTTGACTTCTGATTGTTTTAATAGCGTTTCTTCAGTATGCTTTTTACCAGTCCACCAAATAGATGTTTTTGGAACTCCAGTATATGCTTCTGATAATATTTTTCTTAGATATGCGTAAGTTCTAGAACAAGCGTTATATCTTGGTCTGCCGTTTATATGTGTCATTTGCCAGGCGGCGTAACACATGCTCATCTTACTCTTTCCTTCTGTCATCTTTGTAAGCAATAAGTGACATACAAAATGTTCTCGTGCAGTTAAACGAACAAGATTTTCTTTTGAGTTATCGCCGCCAAGGCTACGCGGGATGATGTGATGTTTTTCTGTATAGATATCTTGTGGCAAGATTCTCGATTGTGCTCGTTGTACAATATTATAATACCAACGAGTGTATTTGTTTTGTAAATACATTGCTGATGCTCCTTCAAAGCGTTAGAGTCAGTGGATGGTGGTACATCGCGACTGGCACTTTTATTTATGGTCGACCATTCCGAAACATCTGATCCTCAGTAATAACGCGAAAGGTCAATCCTTGTTGTTTGCACCACTTCTGGGCAGCTGCCCACTTAGCATAATTGATAGCAACTATGGCACGTTCTTTACTACTCATTTTTGACTCAATCACGCTTTGTTTTTTGGGTTTGATTTCAATCAGTTCGGCTCGCATTTGATTGTTTCTAGTGCGATATGTCATTAAGAAATCCGGAATGTATCTTGTCATTTTGCCTGTCAACGGATGACGGTATGGAATCGCCACGCTTTCACTTGCCCATTGTAGTACGCTATCGTTTGAGTCCAGGAATCGCATAAATGACAATTCCCAACCTGATCTATAACGAGGTTCACCGTTGCCCACATACTTGGCACGGTTGATCACAGTGTATGTGCCTTGTGCCCAGTGTGCCATTATTGTATGACGTTTCTAGCCGCGTAAAAATTTGGAGTGACTGGTATGCCCACGCCCAACAGTGTGGCGCGGCTTCTAATGCTGTTGAGATAGTAGGCCATGTTGATATTGAGATCCAGTTCAGCACCACTGGCCTGAAATGTTTCCAACAAAGTTAATGCAGGTATGTTGGTATCCTCTGCTACTCTAAACAGACTGGCTGTGAAGTTGTCTGCGGCTTGTCGAGTGGTCATTACTGATCGGAAATAGCTGTTGACAATGTCATACTCGCCTGCAGGAATATTCACATCATAGTCGTAGAATGCATCAAACACTCGCACAGTTTGATCAATGTTGTAATTGGTATAATTGATACTTGGCATAATTAACGACGTCCTGCAGGATTAAATCCGCCACCCACATCAATATTATCTGCGCGGTTTGGGCCTAGATCGGCCGGCACAGGATAATACATGCCGCTGCTCCGTCCAGGAACCTGACGCATGGCCTGTGGAATTGCAGTGCCTTTGATAACACTTGTGCCCAAGGCCACTGTTTCGGCCACTGCAATGCTCTTGAGATTTTTGTTCTTGAATGTGTTGTAGGCAGTGCCTGCTTTTTGTGCAGCACCAATGAGTCCTAACGGTCCACCGCTGGACAAGTCTTCTATGATGCCTCCTGCTGCATCCAACAATCCACCTTGCCCCATGAAAGTGGCACGACTGCCTGGTCGACTGATTGGACTGAGAGTTTGATCATAATGACTGGGATCAGCAAAGCCTGTCTTGGGATCTGGTCTGTCTCGACCCACCACACCTGCATAGTATTTCACAGTTTCGTAGGCAATGGTCATGCTGTTTTGCATGATGCCGGCGCCTTCGGCATAGGCATATTGATCATGGGCATAATTGGTAATCAGCGGGTTAATCAACACATAGGTGGCTGTCTTGTGCTGATCAAATCCCACAATTTGTATGTCAAGGAAAAAAGGAGGTTTACCAGAACCAGCACTAGTTCCATCATTGTAAGACTCACCGATGTAACCCCAGTCGTTAACATCGCCCACACGTGAATTGTTGTAGATGTCTTTGGTGTTGTATCCAAATCCTGTGACCTTGTTGGCACTTTCGCCAAGACTACCATTGGTTGGTGAAGCGGCCAGATACTGTTGTGAAGCATCCTTGTAATAGTAGTTGTAGTAGGCATACCACATTTTTCTCACATTGTCGCCTGCATCATCATGAAAAGTAACATTCACAGGATCATAATTGATCTTGGTCTGTACCACACGCTTGCGATTGTATTGATTCATCGTTTCTGTGTTAATGGTATACTTGGGCAAGTCAATTGTTTTGACCACATAGCTCAACTGTGTTGCACCTTGTACTCCCAGATATGAAGACAATCCAGGAATTTGTCCATTAATGGTAAACACCACGTGAAATAAAAACTTATAACGTGGCTTGAGTTCAAACGAGTTGGGTGTAAATACCTTGCTGGCGTGAGTGTAATCACGCAAGGCATTGACTTCAGTAAACCCCTGTGCGAATTGTTGACCAAATGTTGGCATGGCCTAGCCCTTAGGCAGAGGAGCCAACGCCTGTCACTGACCCACCAATGGTGCGACCCAGTCCCGAAGCAATAGTACCAATACCACCGTCATTGACTGATGTGGCTGTTTGTGCAGCATTGTCATAGGCAATGGTCATGGCAATTGTGACACCTTCATTGGTTCCATAGTTGAGTTCACCGTAGTCTGCGCCTTTGAGGTAACAGCCATACAGTTCCCAGTTTTCCAGCACCGTGGGTTCAGTTGCTCCGTTTCCACCGTCAAGAATTTGAATATTGGTCACAAACTTGTAGTCAATACCTGCAGCAGCCGACGCTTGTTCTAAGAAATCCAATTGCTTTTGAAACTGCTCGCCAACCAAGGTCATTACACTGCCTGATGCATCATCGCGTACTGAACATGCAATGTCAGCCCATGTATGACGTCCGGCCAACTTCAGGGTTGAGTTGTAAATTGGTAATGCGATTTCTTCAAATGTTAGATTGGGTCTTGCTACACTGACCACTTGTTTGGTCAGTTCAGTGGTTTCATTGCTTACGCCAAAATTTTGAAACAATACTCTGAATCTATATTTGAGTTTGGGCATCAACAGGCCCTGTGCGCTCGCGGACTGATCGCTTGCTAAGGGTACTGTCATTTTGTTTAGTGATGCACTTGCCATTTGTTATCTCCTGTTGTGTTTATTTACCTAGAACGAGGGCTGAAAAATCAGCCCCCTATTTCTATTAACCCCCAGCTGCAATTTCGCCTGTGTTCTTGATACGCAACGGAATATAGATAAATTCCACTGCTTTGACAGGTTCTATAGCAATGTCAACCCACAATTCATTGGCATCAATACGTGCAGGAGTGTTGTTGCTTAAATCGCAAACCACCAGGTAATCATACAAGGCACGCTTGGCCACTAGGTCTATCATCAGGCTGTTCACAGTATTGGTGATTTGATTGCGTGTGATTGTGTCATTGGGTTCAAACAAGTACAGTTTGCCAATTTCTTCCAGTCGTCCACGCAAGAATGCCACCAATCGTGCCACGTTGATGCGGTCCAAGGCAGTGGTCACTGTGCTGGATGTTTTGTTACCAAAGTTGGTGATACCAATTCCTGGGATAAACGTGATTGGATTGATGTTGCGCTCATACAAGATGTCACGTACACTTTGGCTCACACCAATTTGCTCAAACTCACCTGTTAGTGCATTGATGTAACCAATTGAACTGGCATTGTCAACCACACCGCGGCGTGTGCCGGCTGGCGCAAACCATGGATAACTGGCTGCATCTGAACGCAGGATTGTGCGTACCATCATGTGGCTTGGTGGTTGCACTACTGTGTTGCCCCCAAGGTCGGAGGTCTGGCAACTTGGGTAGAACACACCGCAGTAGTTGCTGGTGGCTGAATTACCGTCACCGTTGGGTTGTCCAAGACCGTTGTTGTCTGTGGCAAATGCCACCAAGCTAGTGCCATCTGGTCCTAGACGCATGGGAGTGTCACCCACCACAAACAGGGTATTGTTACGCTCGTTGCTGAGAGCAATCATGTTTGGTGTCAATTCTGGGTAAGCAGGTGTGGCCAGTATGTTGTACTGTGTCTGGTCCTCACGTGCGGTGACACTGGTGTCAATTCCACTCTTGAGTGCTTGAACTACCAATTGGCGTTGTGCTAAACGACCTGACCACATGGCTCCATCGTCCCGGTTACCCGATGCAGTGAGCCAGGTATTGAGGACCAGTACGTCCCAGTATGTGGTATTGCTTGGCGCCTGATTGGCTGTGGGAGCCAAGATACAAACATAGATAATACCATTGTAACTAACAAAATCATTGTACACGTAGGTTGTACTGGCTGACCAAGCATCAATTGCATAGTCAGTGGCTGTGGTTGTGAAGTAGTTGCTTTGGAAACTCTTGACATTGTAACCTGAACGACGTGTGTTAAACAACAAGGTACCTTGTGCATACAGTGCAGGATCTGGATGATCTGGATCAAGATAATCACTCACTAGTAACTCTTCAATACTGGGTTCAGGATCTGACACAGGATCAGTGGTACCATTGGGAGCCCATCGTGCATCAGCAAACAAGATACCATTTTGTGTTACCTGGTCTGTGGTGTCAATTTCCACCCATTGTTGAATGGTGTTGACTGGTTGCCAACGATACAGCTTGGGATAGTTTTCCAAGTCACTAGTATCAATCCACAAAGTACCATTTGCCAACGGACTTTCTGTATCAGTTGTTGTAGAATTGGTCTGTGTGGTAGGTGCTGTGGCTGAAATAATTGGGCCAGTGGCATTGGTCAAAGTCAAATCGTAACCACGAACATCGTTGGTTACATTTTGATAACCTTGCCATGTGCCATTGTCTTGGATCATGATGTCAGCGTCACTCACAGAACTGTAGTACCACAAACGTCCGTCTGCAGGATCCTGATCTGGAGCAGTGGTGCTGGCTGTGTAATCAAACAACGGGCTGGTGACAAAATCACTCAATAGGATTCTTCCAGCTGCATTTTGAGATTGTCGAGCCTGATCTGGCGACCCTACAGCAAACCCGGCTGTGGTCACTGGAGTTCCGTTTTGATTTTCTAACGTTATTGAACCGCCGGCACTGTGAGTGAACACAATGTTGCCTGCGGTATTGACACTAGCAGACACAAAAGGTATAGCTGCAGCTGATACGGCTGTGATAAAATTTGCCACGCTACCAGTTCCGCCAATAGTAACTATTGCGGCTGTGTTTGTAGATGTACCTGGTTGTGTAGCATTTATGATAAATGAGTTTGATACTGTAAAAGCATTTCCTGTGGGTGTGGTTGTGCCAGTAATCACTGTCTCCCCGGTGGTAATACGTTCTAGGATAGTAAATGCTGCAGTTTCAATAGTAGTGCTATATGCAAAAGCATTATACAAAACATAGGTAGTACCGGCAGGAATATTCTTGCCACCGCCCACAGGATCAAACGCAAATATTGCGGCTGCATCACTGCTGTAAGCTG